CACAAGGAGCACAAGGAGCACAAGGAGCACAAGGAGCACAAGGTTACACCGGAGCACAAGGTGCTGCTGGAACTTCAGGATCTTCAGGATCTAGCGGAGCTCAGGGAGCACAAGGAGCACAAGGTAACACCGGAGCACAAGGAGCTGCAGGAACCAACGGAGCACAAGGAGCTGCAGGAACCAACGGAGCACAAGGAGCACAAGGAGCACAAGGTAACACCGGAGCACAAGGAGCTGCAGGAACCAACGGAGCACAAGGAGCTGCAGGAACAAACGGAGCACAGGGAGCTGCAGGAACCAACGGAGCACAAGGAGCACAAGGTGCTGCAGGAACCAACGGAGCACAAGGAGCACAAGGAGCACAAGGTAACACCGGAGCACAAGGAGCTGCAGGAACAAACGGAGCACAGGGAGCTGCAGGAGCACAAGGAACAGAAGGTAATGACGGAGCAAACAGCGGTAGATGGAGATTCTCAACAGCATTAACATCACCCAACAACCCCGGTGCAACCCAGTTTATAAGTGATGTTACAGGCATTGCTTCTATAGGAAGACTCAGTATATCAACTACTTCCATAGCGGCCAACTACGCTGCTTGGTTATCCTCAATAATCGCTAACCGTACGGTCCTTCAGGTTATAGAGGTTGCTACAAATAGCACTTTAGGTGTATTCAACGTAACAGCCGTTGCTAACAATACTACCTACTATGATCTTACAGTAACAAACACAGTAGCTAGTGGCGTTTTAACTAGTGGAAGAAATTATACGATAGCAATAGTTAATAACGGAGCACAGGGAGCACAGGGAGCAGGAGGAACTAACGGAGCACAGGGAGCACAGGGAGCACAGGGAACTGCAGGAACAAATGGAGCACAAGGAGCTGCAGGAACAAATGGAGCACAAGGAGCTGCAGGAACAAATGGAGCACAAGGAGCTGCAGGAACAAACGGAGCACAAGGAGCACAGGGAGCAGGTGGAACTAACGGAGCACAAGGAGCACAGGGAGCTACTGGAACTGGAGCACAAGGAGCACAAGGAGCTGGTGGAACCAACGGAACCAACGGAGCACAAGGAGCACAAGGAGCAGCAGGTGGTGGTCTATCTGGAGGTACTACTTCTAGATTTCCATATTGGACCGGCGCATCCTCTCTAGGTAATTCTGATGTGACCCAAAATGCTCTATCAAGTGGTGGTGTGATCGTAACCACCGCTCTAGAAGTAGGTACTATAACCACACACGCAAACGTTGCAGGTAGAATAGATGCTGCGAATGATGTGGTTGCTTACTCAACTTCTGACATGAATTTGAAAGAGAATTTCGTAAAAATATCAAATGCCTTGAGTAAAGTAGAATCTATATCAGGATATGAGTTTGATTGGAAACTGGAGCACAAACAAGAGCATGGATTTGAGGGACATGATGTTGGGGTAATTGCACAAGAAATAGAAAACGTACTTCCTGAAGTGGTTAGCACTAAATTCAACGGATTCAAGGGGGTTAAGTACGAGAAGATTGTTCCACTTTTAATTGAAGCTATTAAAGAGCTTTCTGCTCAAGTAGATGAACTTAGAAAAAGTAAATAATAAACTATATGGCATTACCAAACTCAGCAGCATATAGACAATCTAATTCTTTCCTATCCGGAGCTTTCCTTCCAGGAAATTCCACCGTAGCATATATGCCTGCTTATGCAGGAGGAGGTGCTACTGGTGCTATTTTTCCGGATCTTGCCTCTGGGTACGGTTCAACCACATGGAGAAACGGTGTGGAGATAGGGGGAACCGCAAACGGTTCTTTGGATTTCCCCATTTACTATACAATATATTCAGACACTTACAACCAAGGAACAACTACTTCTGGAAATTCTTTGCCTGTTGTTTGGGGAGTTACTACAGGAAACTCAACAACAGATATTCTTAATCTAGTTAATAAACTTCCTGCGATGTACACAGTCACTAAGCACACAACTTATTCTCAGGCAGCAACATGGCTTGTTACTAATGGATATTTTCTTGCAAACAGGAATTATCCCGCTATAATGTACAACGAAAGCACACCAATGATTTCTGCTTTCGACCCTTCATTTTCTGCATCTTATCCATTAACCGGGACTGATCTTTATGATCTAACCGGAAATACCACTACCCCTGCGGTAATTCAAGGAACTGCCGCTTGGGATTCGACTAATAAAAACTCTGTGGTGATTGTTTCTGGTGGATATATTACCCTACCAAATACAATTTTCAGTAATTATGATCTTGCAACTTATCCTACTAACAGTCTAACCCTGAGTATATGGTTTTATCTTGCAGTACTTCCTGGTAATAATATTATAGAAACCCTGTTTAATATTACTGATACCCAATCAGGAACTACGAATAGACCCGTAGGAACTCCGCAATCTTTTAATTGTTGGATGTGTATTTATGTGGATAGTTTTGGTGATGTCTACTTCGAGGGAGATCCTCAACGTGTTGGTGGAACTATTCCTCCACCCACTAAGATTAACTCTACTGCAATCTCAACTGGTGCGTGGCACAATATCACCATTTCGCCAAACTTCGCCATTCAAAACAGTAATCTGGGTGTTTGCATAGACGGAACCTTAAGCACTAGTACTTATGTATGGACTAATTCGTCTCAGATTAACTCGTCACCTAATGGATTTGGCTTGCTAGGTAGCTCTGCTCAAGATCAGACAGGAACACCATTAACTAACACTGGAATAATTAACGGAAGGATTGGAGCATTTTATATTTATTGGGGTGAACTTACAAACACTCAGAAACAGGACCTACGCATCAAAACTGTACCCATCTACCCTTAAATAATAAACAAATTTACGGAACTTAAGCTTGCAACTGCGGTATAATTTATAAATTCAATTGTAAATTATGCAAGTACAGTGTTTAATAGTCGATGACTTCTACAACAACGTCGACGAGGTTAGAAATTTTGCACTCCAGCAAGATTTTGGTGTGAACGGAAATTATCCAGGGCATAGAACAGCCTCCTTTATTACTGACAGTGCTAAGGACCTAATTCAAGATATCATTAGACCCTTTGCAGGTAATGTTACTTGGTGGGGTGACGACTATACTGGATCCTTCCAATACACAACTGCATCTGACAGATCTTGGATCCATTCGGATTACACTACAAATTGGGCAGGGGTTCTATACTTAACCCCAGACGCACCTTTATCTGCAGGAACCGGACTTTTTAAATTAAAAGAAAATGGATTAAGAAGCTGGAAAAATACGGAACACACAGACGAAGAAAATCGAAATGCTATACACAACAAGTACTCACAGGATTATACAAAGTGGGAACTTGTAGATAGAATAGGAAACGTTTACAACAGATTAGTTCTTTATAGGGGTGATCTATTCCACGTATCCCTTGATTATTTTGGAGATAACAAGGAGAACGGAAGATTATTCCAATTATTCTTTTTTAACACCGAGAGATAATGCTAACTAAAAAACCAAGTGCTATTGTTTATGGCTGGCCTATTAAGGGATCAGTTACCCTTGAATCTGACATTTATTTTGAGGAAAGACTTTATGATCAGGTCACGGTATATTCTCTGGAGTATACTGGGAATGTAATAGAGGATTATTCTAAATACAAGCCAGATTTAATCATATCCATAATAGAAGAAATCAACGTTCCCGACGAAAGACTCAGGGAAATAAGCTTTGTTTACACTTATCAGGTTCCTGGTAATGTGTTAGCTAATGATATAGTAGCACAATCCACATTCAGGAATTGCTCTTTGTCTAAGCCTAAATTTTCTATATTCACACCGACCTATGACACCCATCCTCTTAGATTGAAAAGACTTTATGAAAGTCTAAAGGCTCAAACTATGGGAAATTGGGAATGGGTTGTTTTGGACGATACTCCAGGAAAAACTACGTGGGAGCTTATAAACGAAATAGCAGAGAAAGATTATAGGGTTAAACCTCACAAAATGTTACCGACTAGCGGGGGAAACATTGGGCTAGTTAAACGTAGAGCAGCTATGCTCTGTGAAGGTGATTGGTTATTCGAATTAGATCACGACGACGCACTTATAAGTAATTGTTTAGAAATGTGTTCATCTGCAGCTAGCGTTTATAAGGATGTTGGGTTCATATACACAGATTGCTGCGAACTCTACGAAGACGGTGAATTTAAAAGCTATGATTATGACAGATCAGGTAACTGGTACGGCAGAGAGGATAACTACTACTGTTGGGGATATGCTGGACACACGATGGTTGTAGCAGACGGGAAAGAATATTTAGCTCATCACACTGCAGATATAAATCCAAGGACGATTAGATTTAATATAGGAATGCCAAACCATGCTAGAATGTGGAGAAGGGATGTCTATCATAGAATAGGCGGACACAATCCAAAATTCCCTGTAGCGGACGATTTTGAGCTCATTATAAGGACTTTTCTTAATACCCGTATGGTACATGTTAAAGAGATGCTATATCTCCAATACAGCGATAGAAACACCACTACGAGCAATAATTCAATTGACATAAATAGGAGAGCTAGACTAATAAGGGATTACTACAATCCGAAAATACACCAAAGAATATTAGATCTTGGTGGGGTTGATTGGGATTGGGATGCAGAAACAGCTACTAGTCCTAGACTACAACACGAAGGCGGAGAAAAATTAAAATTCGGAATTGAGGAATCTTATCTAAATTACATATATGCTAAGGAGAAGTAAAATATGTTTAAATGCTATGGTAGCAAACGAATCCAGAACTATCCTGAGAATGCTGGAATCGTGCTATCAATATGTTGATTATTGGGTTATTCAGGACAATGGATCTACAGACGGAACACAGGATCTAATCAGAAACTTTTTTAACGAAAAACAAATTCCTGGATTTCTTTACGAAACTAAATGGGAATATCCAGGATGGAATAGAGATCATACTTTGCAAACCTGCTTAAAATCAGATCATGGATGCGATTGGATTTTAAGAATGGATGCTGACGAACAGCTTGTTGTTGATGCTGATTTTGACTGGAACATTTTAAATGAGCATTCAATTCAGAGCTTTAATATAACCGCTGACGGTGGGGGAAGTGTTTATTTCAGAACTTGGTTATGGAACGCAAGACTTCCCTGGTCTTTTAAACATGATAAAAGACATGAGGTGATATTATTGCCCGGATCCGGTGCAAATGACGAGGGATTTCAGAGAGTAAATTTACCTAGATCATTTAGACACATCATAACCAACGACGGCCAAACATGGGCTTCGCCAACTAAGTTTTTGAAGGATGCTCTGGAGCTAGAATCCGATCAAGTAACAAGCGGTAAAGTATTAGAAGACACATATCATCTTTGGTATATTGGAAAAAGCTATTCCGATTGCTATGAGGATTCAGATAACTTTCCATTTAAAAGAGCTCACTCAATAGAGTATGCAAGAAGAGCCATATTTTATTTTGAACAGTATCTAAATGTTATGCACGACTGGGAAAATAAGAAAACTGGGCATTTCCAAAATGAAATGTCCTACCTTGGTATGTGCTTAATAGCTAACGCGTACAGATTTATGGAAGATAAAGAAACCGCACTTTTTTATCTTGCGAACGCCGAGCAATTTTGTCCGGAAAGAAACGAACATCTAATGTGGATGGCTGAAATTTTTCTATCTATGGGAGACTATGATTCTATGCTTGGGTGCACAAGGAGATTAACAGATCTGGCTAGAAAAAATCCATTTCCTAATAGATGTTTTCTTCTAACTAATTCTGCTTACCCCGATACTGGAACATATGTTCATGATCTCCATAAAATTGCAAATCACAAAAACGAGATAGTAGATGTGATTCCGACGGAGGACATTCAACCAAATAAAGTATTAACGTCAGCCCAAGGGCCTTCATTCTTAAAATAAAAACAAAATAAATATGTCAGAACAAATTAAATTACCAGAAGAACTCTTAATGGAAATCCAAAAATTAAGAGACGAGCTAACACAGAACGTGATTAGAATCGGAAGACTTAATGTGGAAGCTGCTTTTCACAGAAAAGATTTAGAATTAGTTGAACAAGAACTTAAAGCCCTTTATGATTATGCTGAGGACATCTCTATTAGAGAAGCGGAGCTTCAGCAAAAAGTTGTGGCTGAATATGGACAAGGGAAGCTAGATTTCGAATCGGGTATGTTTACCAAAGAAGCTTAATTTTCTTAGTGAATAGAAAAAAGATATTATACGTCTCTCCGCACTTCTCAACAGGAGGATTACCACAATACTTGCTCAAAAAAATAGAATCTTTTAATGATTCTAGTGATATCTATTGTGTTGAATACTCTTATTATGGAGATGCCTATGTGGTACAAAGAAATAAAGTCATCTCAATTTTAGGTGACAAGTTTATCTCCTTGGGAGACGATAAATCTAAATTGATCGAAATAATTTCTACTATCTCCCCCGACATCGTGCATTTCGAGGAGATAGTAGAAACTTTTGTTGATAATAATATACTTAAATCTATTTACGATAAGGACAGGAGTTATTTCATTTGTGAGACTTGTCACAGTTCCCAAATAGATCCATCGATTAAAATTTATAAACCAGATAAGTTTGTCATGGTTTCTAAGTGGATAAGAGATAAGTTTAGTGTACTCGGAATACCCAGCGAACTTCTTGAATATCCAATCGAAAACAAAAGACCTAATAGAGATCTAGCATTATCTGATCTTAATTTAGATTCCAACAAGAAACACATTATAAATGTTGGTCTATTTACTCCAGGAAAAAATCAGGCTGAATTAATTAAGTACGCTAAAGCTTTGCAGAAATTCCCGATAGAATTCCATTTTATAGGAAATCAAGCTCCTAATTTTTCTGATTACTGGGATCCTTTAATGAAGGAACTTCCCAGTAATTGTAGAGTTTGGGGCGAAAGAAGTGACGTAGATACCTTTTACCAAGCAGCAGATCTTTTTGTTTTTACCTCTGTTTTTGAGCTTAATCCCTTGTGCATAAAAGAAGCCCTTTCCTGGAAAACTCCTGTTATCTTTAGAAATTTAGAAACCTATAGTAATTCCTACAATAATAATGATTTAGCACATTATCTAACCGAGGATTTAGAAAAAAATGTGTACAAGATACTAGAGATTCTTGGATTCATCAAACAAATGTAAAATCGATGCAGATACACGAAGAATCAATATTGGTCTATAGGGATTTAAAGAAAGCTGATTACCCTATATTTAAACATAAGGTAAGCATCAAGATATGGTTTGACTTTTCACCGAAAGTATTAATCTCTTTTGGCGATTATAATGTTGAACCATACACCGTTAAAATGCTTGATTCGGAGGGTAACATTTTTCATTCTAGTGAAATAGAAACAGGATTCTTTACCTACGCATATCGAAGATGGATTACTGATACAAATATATTGGTTTATGACAAGAATGGATCGGAGGTAGCCAGTTTTAATCTTATTGAAAAAATAAAATCCGGTAAAGTTATAATAGCTTTGGAGAGCAGTTCATTGGGGGATACGATTGCTTGGATCCCCTATGTTAATAAGTTTGCTGAGGATCATAACTGCTCCAACGTTATAGTTACTACATTTTGGAATCATCTCTTTGAAAGCGAGTATGATAAGATACAGTTCAAACATCCTGGATATCGTGTAGATGATATTGATGTTATTATAGGTATTGGCTGGTATATTGAGGATGACGTTAATTATCACAAAGTTGATCCTAGGATTTGTCCTCTTCAGAAGGTTGCTGCTGACATACTTGGCGTAGACTACATAGGCGAAATAAAACCTAGAATAAAAAGAACCATCAGCCAGAGACCCACTGATAAAAAGTATATTTGCATCGGAACTGAGTCTACCGCTGCAGCTAAACACTGGAACTATCCTAACGGATGGCAGGAACTCGTAGATCGTTTCAAAGAAATTGGCTACGAGATTATTCTTATTCATAGACAAGGAAATTTCTTATCTGGTGTCATCGATAAAACCGGTGATTTACCAATAGAAGATCGGGTAAGCGATATACTGAATTGTGAATTTTTTATAGGGATAAGCTCAGGTCTTTCTTGGCTATCTTGGGGCTTGAACGTACCTGTAGTTTTAATCTCCGGATTCACCGATAAATTTTGCGAGTTTTCTGACAAAACCCTTAGAATAATCAACGAAGATAAATGCCACGGATGTTTTAATAGAGTTGAACATAAATTTGACAAGGGTGACTGGATGTGGTGTCCCGAACACAAGGATACCGACAGGCATTTTGAGTGCACTAAGTCAATAACTCCAGACCAAGTATTTTCTCTAATTAAGGAGTGGGAATTCTTTAATCCCTAACGGCAAACTTCCCTTATTTATTTAGAAGGATATATAAAAGAAAGATATCCCCTAAAAGAATGAGTTTTAATCCAGAGGACAAGTTTCCTAAAGAAGGAACCCCAGTTTATAATGGTAGTGGTGAGCAATATGATCTCACCGATATTAGGTATAAATATCACGACGGCCTCGATAACACGACGAAGGTCAAAGATTCTTCTGTGGATGATCTTTTTGCTACTACAGATGCCGCAGAAGCCAGAGCCATTCAAATTGGATGCGGGGGATACCACACCGTTGTAATAAACGGAAATACGTACTACAAGCCTTGCTCGACATCTGATTACTATGCTACTAGAATTGAACAGCTCGATAGTGCCTTAAACTTCACGTACATAGGTAATTACAGGGTATTATCTTGGGATAACCCATTCCTTTACGTAACTAAGTTCAAAGGTTGGATAATTGACACAGGAGGAAGTAATAACAGCGGATCCGTACTAAATGCAGACGACATAGCCATAGATTTCAGATATAGCATAGACGGTAAAACGTGGTCACTCTGGACAAACGTAGGAACCGCATTAGGAGGGCTAACTAATGAATTTTCTGACTTATTTGAAATAACACTGGACCCTAATAATAAGTTCTATCCTGAATTTAGATTCACCTCTGTTTTAGTTAATGACGACGGGACAATCATATACAACACGGAAGAGCCTATAGATCCGAGTATAGTTATTGTTAATTTCGACCTGGATCTTGAATATGCTGCCACACCGGAGGTAGTTATTTATAAGCCTGCAGCGATATGCTCTAACGAGATTTCAACTAGACCCATCATATTTAGCGATTGTAATTTCACTTTCAATCCTTATGCAGTAAATAGAGCACTAAACTTATATCAGGATCTTAGCCAAATGGTTAATAAAGTATTTGGTCTTGAAGCTAACTACTATTCAGTTCAGCCACAGGGAAGAGGCAAGGATGTTATATTAAGAGAATACACTTTATTTAATGTCGTTGCTGAAAAATGTATTAAGATCCTAGTTCCACAAAACCAGTTTCCTGATAACAAAATAAACTTTGATCCTTTTGGTCTGCAGTTTGAAAATCCTTTTGAGATTCAGATAGACAGGAGGTATTTTGAAAGCATATTCGGTAAGGGATCTCAGCCTAGAAAGAGAGACATAATATATTTCCCAATTACGAATAGAATCTATGAAATAAATTCGACTTATTTATTCAGGGATTTTATGAACTCCCCAGTTTACTTTAAAATAGAACTTCAGAAGTATAGTCCTAGAAGTAACACGTATTTCCAAGATCCTGCTTATAAAGAAGAACTCGAAGGTATAGCGGTAACAACTCAGGAGCTATTTGGTGATGAGGTCAAAGCGGAGGAATTGAAATCATCTAAACCTCAGCAGTACGCAACCACTATAACACAGATGGCTCAGGATCCGATTAGATCCTATGTTTATAAGGATCTTCCTATCATAGAATATGATCTGAATAATAACTGGACTATAGTTTTAAATAATTATTATGACTTATCTGAAGCTTTTGCTGACGTTTCAGAATTCCAATACGATCCTACTCGATATAAAAATGCGATAAGGTATAAGATGCTGCCTGAACTTAAAACAGGAGGTGAGCTTGCTTACACTTGCTGGTTTAGCCTAAGGGATTTCTACGATAACAGTAAAATGACGAAGAGAGGATATCCGATACTGAATGCAACATTGGAAAGCTCTGATTCTAATTATCTTTATATCAGTACTTATCCAAACAGACACCGATTGGAGAAATGGCAATCCTATGCATCGAATCCCGAAGGATATGTTGCTATAAAGGGCGATAAGTTACACTCGGGAGGTTACGAAGTTATCAACGTAATAGACGAGTATAGATTTACAGTTAAGAACAATTCGACCACTTTCTCTCAAGGAACTATAGTTTGGAAAGTACAGAAAGCTCAAAGCAGGAATTTGATCAGCGGTCTTTATCTTGATACAAATAGTGATATGAAGGGAATAAGGATAGATCTCATTCACTCTGGAATCATGGACGAAAATACTAATCCTTTCTTGGGCCAGGGAAGTTTAGTTATAAGATTAAATGACACCATAATAAATTCGCCTTTACAATTCACACCAGAATATGGTGATTGGTATGGTGTTGTTGTTAACGTTTCTAATATCTACAAACAAATTGCTGCTAATATTTGGGCATTAAGTTACGACCCGGTTAATCCAAATGAGCAAACTAGTAAATTGAATAAGGTTCATGAAGAAGTTAGAATGTTTACAGATCCTATAGTGTTCTCCGCACCTTCTGATATAAATACTGATAAGAACAGTCCTTTCTACGGAACAGAAAACAATGCCTATAAAGTATTCACAGGTCCGATATATTTAAGTAATATAAGACTGTTTAAAAATATGATCGATGTCGATACACAGTCAACAGTGCTAAATCAAAACATTGTAAGAGATGCACAACTAGCACATATAATTGATAACGCTAAACCATTGCTGAACATACCTAAGTTCGCTAGAAATAGATAAAATATGCCAAGAAGAAAACCGAAACCAGAAAAGGTAATTCAAGAGAAAATAAAAGAGAATCTTGATGCCATAATAATGGAGGAGTCCTTAGATTCAGTTTCGCTGGATTCCGATGATTTGCCTAGATTAAAGACTTCTGAGTTGATGAATTTTGCCGATGAAAAACTTAGTGCTCTCACTGAAGCCAGAGCATTAATGGATTCGGTTGCAAAATTTTACGTGGATCCGGGCGCTCACGGGCACGTGGAACTCCTAGATTTAAAGAAGAAAGTCGATGCGATGAACGTCTCAGCTATGATGTTTCAGATGAAATCTGCTCAACACGCTATTACAAAATTGCTCGAAGAAATAGATTTAGGGAACATGCACCCCAGAATTTTTGAAGTTCTTGCACAGCTACAGTCGCAAATAATGCAAATGCCTAAGGATTATCAGACTTATCTGGAAAAAATGGAACAGAGCTACAAGAGAGTCAACACAGAGCTGGAAGAGAAAAGACACTCAGGAGGTGTTATGATGGACCAACAGACTGGATTAGAAGGAGAGACCAATACTTTCTACCCTTCAAATACTGACGGATCTGGAATAAGATCTAGAGGTACAAGAGGAATAATGGAAGGTCTAAGGGACATTTTGGGAACCGAGATTGTTGATGTTAAACCGGTAGAGGTTAACCCAAATGCGGTTGTTAACGCCAGAGACAAGAAACTAATTGATGACCAACTCCGTCCACAAAGTGATGATGAGGATCAAACCGATTTTATCATTGAGGACGATATAATAGAATAATATGTTTTCAGAAGCAGTACAGAAAGAAGATTCACAAACGGAGAGTAGTTATTGGACAACCTCCAGAATAAATGAACTTCTTAGAAGAGTTGATGAGGAAGGGCTTGACTATAAAAGTGTAGACAACCCATTCCATGACAACAACCCCGAATTAAAAAGGGCAAATATTCTTTGGGAATATACACCGGAGGAAATCCTAGAAATGCGCAAGTGTGCGGAGGATGTTACTTATTTTGCTAAGTATTGTCAGGTTATGACCGATGAGGGTTTGAACTACATCAAGCTTAGAGATTATCAGACCTCAGTTCTTAGAGAGTACCAAGCCAACAGATTTAATATATTTTTAGCACCTAGACAGGTTGGTAAATCTATTACCTCTTCGGTAATTCTTGTTTGGTATCTGTTATTCAATCACGATAAAAATGCGATGATTTTGGCTAACGTGGGCGATACCGCAGAAGAGCTAATGGACAAGATCAAAGCAATCATCAAGGGACTTCCGTTCTTCCTTAAACCTGGTATGGTTGTAAATAACGTGATGTCCATGAGGTTTGACAACGGATGTAGAATCTTAGCTAAGACCACAACTAAAACATCCGGTATCGGTTTTACTATACACTTCTTATACATGGATGAGTTTGCTCACATTAATCCAAACTTTATAGAAGCCTTTTTTAGATCAACTTACCCAACCGTATCATCGTCAAAGGTCTCCAGAATCATAATCACTTCCACCCCTAATGGGATGAATAAGTTTTATGAGATATACCAGGGGGCTCTAATGGGAGAGAATAGCTTCAATCCAATCAGAGTAGATTGGTGGCAGGTTCCCGGAAGAGATGAGGCATGGAAACAAAAAGAGATTGGGAACTTAGGTAGCGAAGAACTTTTTAATCAGGAATACGGTAACCAGTTTTTAAGCTCTTCTTCCTTGCTTCTCGGGTCAAATGAATTAAAGAAGATCAAAACAAACGAGGTTGAATATGAATGGAAGGAGATAGATTGCTTACATTATGAAGAGTCCTTAAATTATGAGAATCTTCTATGGCATCCTAAATTTAACATCGATAATGCAAATTCACCTGGAAAAAAATTCGTTTTCTCTATTGATATAAGTGCTGGTGTAAAAGGTGATTTCACCGTTGTTAATATCTTCAAAGTTACTCCCCTTCCTAAGAAAATGATAGAATCTATACAGGAATATGAAGACGAATCCGATTTTTTCGGTCTGGTTCAGGTAGGTGTTTTCAGAGATAACGAGATAAAACTTGAGGAACTTGTTAAATTATTAAGGGGATTAATAAAAGTTGTTGGCATCGATAGGGTTAAGCTAGCTATAGAAATGAACTTTAAAGGGGAGCTTCTATACGAAAAGTTGATGACGGACGATGACTATTATGACGAGATGTTCTTGTTTACTAAGCATTCTGAATCCGCAAGAGTTTTAAAACCTGGCATCAAGTACAACGAAAAGAATAAGATGAAGTATTGCGAACTTCTCAGAAGTCTTATAAGAGAGGGGAAGATCCTCGTAAATGATAAAAAATGGACCATCCCGGAGCTTTTTACATTCGGACTAAATAACAGGGGAACATATTCCAGTCAAACCGGACACGATGACGTGGCTATGACTTTAGTGAACTTACCTGGTCTTTTCGACGGTTATGATTTCAATCAGATGGTAGGTGATGTGTTTGACGAGTTAGAAAACGATTACAAGCAACTGATATCTGCAAAACTTGAGGTGGGAATGCCAGGAGAAACTGATGAATTCGGATACGGAAACAAAGGTCCTTCAACTAAGGATGGCAGAAGCTATGGTGATTTTAATAAATTGCTTTAAAGCTATGCTGGATCTAATATTCTACTTTCTATTTCGATATATAGTACAGAAGCAAAAAATATCTTAAAAAATAATGGCAAATAAGGTTAAAATAGACTATTCCCAGTTTAAAGCCTCAGGGGTTTATACCCTTGAATTTGACGCGTCACAAAGTGTCATACTAACATCTCAAACGATTAGATTGGTTGTTGGCTTCTCTAACAAGGGGCCTTTCAATACTCCGGTTTATATACCAGATCCAACGACAATGATTTCTGTTTTTGGAGACATTGATAGATCCTTAGAAAATAAAGGATCTTTCTTCCATAGATCGATACTAACGTGTCTAAACACTGGTCCTGTTTTCGCATTGAATCTATTAAAACTTAATGATGATGTTGATAGCGCTAGTCCGGACGAAGTTACGTATAGAGCTTACTCTTTGGACACTGAACAATATAATGGTGTTGTAACTTCTGAGTTATACTCATCTTATTATAACAAAGAGAGATTCTGGTTTGCAGATCCTAATTATTTCCTAGCTACTCTAAGCACATCGGATACAGGAAAACTTTTCAGCTTAACCAACTTAGGTAAATCCCCTATGAGTGTTATCATTAGAAAATCTACAGATTCTTCTAAGCCATTAAAGGGATATGATATCTTTGCTATAGACTGGTATGGTGCTAATAATGTGCCTACGTTCATGCACCCTTACGACTATATGTCTGATTATTTCATCGACGTTATAGCAGTTTCTGGAGATTGGACAGATTATCAAGCATTAGCTTTAGATCCTAAATGGTCAGCGTTCTTTACCAATAACGGATTCATTAAGAGCAAAATTGATGCTTTCCTTAGCGATCAGGACGTAAACATCGTTACATCAGTAACTGGATGTATTATCCCTGACTTCGTGGATCTTAACGGGGTTAATCAATACATTCAGACTTTAGTAAATGCTAACTCTCCAGCGACAGGATTATTCTGTGCTATAGATGAACAAGCATTCGACGACATCTGTGCTAATCCATATACAATCGATTTAGTGGGTAACCACCTTATTGACGAATTAACTGGAGATAGAGATTTAGCTAATCCTAGGATTAATTTCTTAAGCTACGACCAGGCTTTAGTTGCAGATTACCTTTATACACAAAACGTGGTTGGGGTTACCGGTTCAGGAGCAACTGCATTTATCGGACCTACTGGTTTAAGCGGTCCAGCAAACGGTACTAAAGTAGGTACACTATTTACCCTTGATGCTGGTACAACTGCAGGTGTTGTTTACCAATCATTTGCAGCATACGATCCTAATGCTTATGCCGGGGGGTTACACTATCTTCAGACTTTAGGAACAGGAGGAACAGCAGGATATTTCCAAAATGCTTCTCAAAAGAACGCATTAAAATCTTTCTTGACTGTTAATTCTTCGGACGATCAGAAATTTATAGTTGGTGTTGTTAATGGTATATCCGGTGCTACTGGAGCTTTAATCAACCAATTTGCATTGCATGATCTGATTAAACTTAAAGTTACCGGAACACAGGATGTTGGAGGTGAGCTTAGAATATTCTTTACTCACCCTCTAGATACTTCTTTCTACAGATCACAAGGTATTACTGTATCCCCTGTTTATACAATCGATTCATATAATACGGGTGCTTCCGGAAGTAATAAGCCTTTCTATAGCAACGCTTACCAATTCGGTAACTCTGATTATTTGGATATCGTTAGTGAAGTTACCCCTAACGGTGTAACTGGACCTAACGCACCTCTTGGAGTTTCCAACGTACTACAAGGATATAATGCTTCTACGTTATTCCAAAATGTTAAATACAATGAGTTGGCAGACGGAGATCAAATTTGGTTAAACTCAGCAGGAACAAGTCTTCAGTACTTGTCATTTGAATCTACCGTAGATAGGGATCAATTTAACTATGTTAACACAAGATCTCACTCTAACATATCACTTGCAGGGAACACAATAAATAACATAACTGGATTTGCTACTGCTTATGCTTCGGATAACATCGGAACACCAGTAACTTCACAGAAAATAGACATAGTTTCTCAGGAAGGTTCAATTAACTCATTTGTTAACTGTACGAAGATTGATACCACTTCATTCTACGTAGTTGAGGATTCAAACGGAAACGTTCCTCTATCCGTTGGAGATTTGGTAGTTTGTACAGACCTTGACATCTGCGTTCCTACCACAGGAAATCAACAAAGCAGATTAGCTAAGATTACTTCAGTTGCTTCTACAACAACTTCAGGAACTTACAAAGCTATCTGTTCTAGACCGGTACTTTACTATTCTGGTGATGGATCAGGATCAAGAGTTCAGAAGTTTAAATCAATCTCTCAGTTCACTAGATCTTTTGATTTCACATACCTTTCTGGATTCACCATGAAAGAATCTCATAGACCTAACGGATCTGATGCTAGAGTCTCTGAAATACTTGATGTTATGTACGACACTAACATCGCTAAGACATTAGCTTCTAAAGACGTTATTTCTTTCAGATACATTGTAGATACATTCTCTGGACAAATTTTACCTAACTCTAAATACCAGTTAAGTAGATTAGCAATGCTTAGACAGCAATCACTTGCGCTTATAAACGCTCCATCGATGGCTCAATTCCAAGCTAGCACCGATCCTAGATTTACTAATGCGCCTACAGCTTCTAATCCTTACCCAAGTTTAAATACTGCTTATATCGCAGACGGAGGTAACTTATCATTAAATCCTTCTTACACATTTAGCTTACCTAGTGAAGCAGAAGGTGCTAAATTCGCTGCATTCTATGCTCCTTATATCACTATCAGAGAGTCTAATAGAAACGTGAACGTTCCACCAGCTGCTATGGTATCTAATAACTTTGTTAGAAAATTCGCTACAGGAGAACCTTATGCAATCATCGCAGGTCAGAAAAGAGGAATCTTAAGCGGAGGTGGTAACATCGTAGGAGTAGAATACGACTTCACTGACGAGGACAGAGCAAACTTAGAACCATTCGGAATTAATCCTATCATTAAGAGAAGAGGAGTTGGAGTGGTAATCTTCGGTAACCAAACAGCTTACCAACAAGTTAACTCTGCATTCAACTTAGTTCACGTAAGAGACTTGTTAATAAGTATCGAAAGCGACGTACAGTCTATCCTTTCAAACTACTTATTTGATTTCAATGATGATTCTATCAGACTTGAAATTAAGACATTGGTTGATAACTACTTGGACGGAGTAAGAGCAGGTGGTGGAATCTACAACTACCAAACTGTTATGGATGCTTCTAATAATACACCAGCAATTATCGATATGAACATGGGAGTTATAGATGTTATTATCGAACCTGCTAGAGGTATTCAGAAATTCATTAACAGAATTACTGTTACAAGAACAGGAGGTATTGCAGCAGGAGGCTTTATCCAATTCGTATAATACGAATTGGAGCCTTTTGGGCAACTAAGATAAATATAAACTGAATATGGCAGGATTATCACATTATCAAAATTCATTATCAGCAATAAACAAGTTCGAACCTGTTTACCTGAATCAGTTCGAGGTTACCGTTATACCTCCTTCTGCTGTTGCTGGCGGAGAGATCCTACTACAACACGTTACGAAGGTTGGTGGACTTACATTAGACAAAAACCCAGGATTGGTTACCCAAAAATATAAGTTTGCTAAAAGGAACTATGCTGGAGCTAAGCCCGATAACACTTATATGGATTTAAGTTTAAGCTTTACCGTCAACTTAAATGATGATAACTCAATGTATGTTTTTAAAACATTGAGACAATGGAGTGACTTAATCTACAATCCTTTAACAGGTGCGATGGGGCTTAAGAATGATTATACTGGTACTATCGTGGTTTCGATTTTTAATAAACAAGGGGACGTTTTCAGAAGAATAACATGCAGAGATTGTTATCCAACTAAAGCCATAAATGAAATGAATCTTAACTACACATCAACTGATATATTCAAGATTGATGATATGACATGGGCAGTTGATTACTGGGAGGATTTATTCTTATAAAAAAACACAAAAAATAAATGGCAGGTTTACCACATTTTACAAACTCTAAAGCCGCGATAAACAACTACGAACCGGTTTATCTTAACCAATTCGAGGTTTTGATCAACCCACCTTCGGGTATAGTAGATGCTAGCACGACTTTCAAAGGAGAGTCTATTTTAACTCAACAGGTTAAGTCCATTGCTGGATTAACTGTAGACATCTTAGCAAACGGAAACGTTGAACAAATGTACAAATTTGCTCAAAGAAGATACGCTGCAGGCGAGCCTACAACAACCGATATGACTTTAACTATGGAATTTGAAGTCAACCTAAATGATGCTAACTCTATGAGTGTTTATAAGATACTTAGACAATGGAGCGATTTAATCTATAACCCCTTAACTGGAGCAATGGGTATTAAGAGTGATTATGTTGGGTCTATGGTTATTTCGGTTTTCAGCAAAAGAGGGGATGTTTTCAGAAGAATCAGAATTCCTTCTTGCTTTTTGAGCACAGCTATTAACGATATGCAGTTGGATTACGAGAATCCTGCTATCTACACAGTATCAGCTTCTTGGATCTGTGATTACTGGGAAGATTTATTCATCTAATATTAATTTCAATAATAATCGAAAGGAGACAAGGAATTTGTCTCCTTTTTTGTTTTCTGTTATATAATAAGAAAAACAAATTAAATACATGGATAATAATATTTCACCAGAGGAAATACTTAGAAGAAAAGAAATAGCAGGGGGATTAGTATATGATGATCCTGTTAGGGAACCAGTTACACAAAGAGAGCCCGAAAATCCTGTTACTCCTCCAGAAACTAAATTCGAGCAACCCGTAATAAGGGAGGTAAGAGAAGTAAGGGAAGTAAGAGAAACTGCACCTCAGGATAAACCGATATCTTCCTTAGGTAAGTCACAGGCTTCTAGTAGACCGCTTTCTTTTGAAATGGGATGGAAAAATATTCCGGCTGACATCTTACCTTCCAAGGGAGACTTTTATCCTGAGGGCACAAAAATAGCCATACGAGCAGCGGAGGTTAGAGAGATAAGACACTTCTCTACCATTGACGAAGATGATAAATTGGACATTGAAGAAAAACTAACTCACATAATTGATAGATGCTCTAGAATGGAGTTTCCTGGTGAAGGTGTGGTTTCTTATAAGGATCTTAAACAAGAAGACAGATTCTTTATAATTATGGCTATCCGAGATCTTACCTTTGTTAAGGGTGAGAATTCTATAATACTGAAACCACAAAAGACTTGCAATCAGAAAATGGATTGTCCTTTTAATGATGGTATAGAATTAAGAACCGGTGCTTTGAGTTCGTATGAGCTAGACGAACAGGTATCTAAATACTATAATCCAGAAACTAGAAGCTTTGTCTTTAACATAAAGAAAATAGAGAAGGTTATAGAACTATTTATACCCAGTATTGGTGTAACTCAGGAAATAACTTCTTTTGTGAGTGAATGCTCCAGAAAGAAAGTTGAAATTGACGAGGGATTTTTAGCAATAGCACCATTTCTCTTTAATGACTGGAGGGATCTGAGTTACGAGAAGATTCTTATGAAAATGAGAGAAAGCGATTATTGGACCAAAGAAGAATTTAGCTTATATTTTGAACTTTCGGAAAGAATCACAATGTTAGACGTTAAACAAAAATGCCCGGTTTGCGGTGATGGGGAGGTCACCGCAAAGATCACCTTTCCCAACGGGATCAGATCTCTTTTCCTTATTTCAGATATCTTTAGAGAACTTCTTTGATATTAAGTTTAGACTGTGGAAGGAACACGGTCTAGATCCGGAGTGGATAGAAAGTATACCCTTCTATGAATATCAAATCTGGATCGATAAACTTAACGAGGTCATAGAACAGGATAATGCTCAGGCTAAAGCAGAGGGTGGAATTAAAGAGGTGTTTAGTTTCAGTAAGTAATCTTATTGAAATATATAGACATAATATCCAAACTAAATGGCAGATCCTAATCAGAAATTATTTTCACAAATAGCGGATTTAGGTAGGAATATCAATTCACTATCCGAGTCTATTAAGAAAAATACCTCCGCTACGGAGTCTCTTTTTTCTGCAACAGAGAAATCTGATAAAAAAGAAAAGGAATCAGCTACGGCCTCCAATAAGGCTCCTACGGCTATTCCTAAAGAGAGCGAGAAGAACGATAAATCAATAAAAGATCTTACGAAAGTCATAAGCACTCTTTTAGGAGAGGGTGGGCCGCTGATGAGTAAAATAGCGGGGATTGCAAAAGGCACTAACAAAGGAACTGAAGGATCAAACAAAGATTTCACCAATATTGCAGGAGGACTCAAAGGAATAATTAAAGCATTCCAAGAGGGTGGAGTTGCACAGAAGGAGGGTAAATATCTAGTTGGCGAGAACGGTCCTGAAGTGGTTAAGCTTCCTAAAGGTGCAGGGGTTATACCAATTAACGTTAAGGATATGATGGAGGGATTAAAAAAAGTCCCCGAATTTAGGGATATTCTAAAAAATAGCAAAAATGATAGCTTAGATTTTTTTGATATTGGCAGAAATCCCGTTTTAGTGGACTCTGACGGTAAATGGACAAATTTAAAAAAATTGGTCAATAAATACGAAAAACTTGGAAATGAGGCTAAAGATGAGGAGACAGTAAAATCCATGGACGATATCATGGGTACTATAGAAGATTTTATGGATACTGGTTTTTATAGTATGGATCAGGAGGTTTCTAAAATTAACGGGGAGACTGCAAAGCTTCTTGAAAAAAGTAAATTTACTAAAGAAGAGATACAGCAAAAAGATAAACTGTGGGATCAGATATTGTACGATAGCGCACAAAGGAGTTACAATAATGAGCTCGCAATAGCCAAAGCAGAGCTTTTAGCTACTCAATCCATTTCTGAGAAGAAGGGAGCAGCTGAAAACTTGGGAAAGAAAAACGAGAGTGAGATTAAAGAATCCCCATCAAAATTACAAGAAGCAGAAAGTAAAAAACAGTTAGGAGCAGGGGAAGTCGTAAATCCAGGAGAATCCAAGAAAGATAAGAAAGGTCTATTCTCAAAATCGAAGAAGGAGAAACAGCCGGAGAAGGTTGAAAGCTTAGAAAGCTTAGCAGCCAAAGAACCTGTTTTTGGTAATAAGACAGAGGGGGAGAATAAGGACAATTCTAAGCAGGAGAATAAAAAATCGTCTTTGCTTTCCAAAGTGGGAAAGAGTGCAGAGGGAGCTTTATTTTCAGCAGCTGGTGCGGCTACTGATAAACTCGGTATTGCTAGTCCACTGGCTAAGAAAGGACTCGGTGCTCTTAAAAAGTCAATGGACAACAAAGGGAAAGGTAACGAACCTAAATCTGCTGAGAATAAAACGGAGCTTTCTAAAGGGACCGCTAAAACCCCTTCATTGGTTAGCGATGTTAAAAAGCTTGCACCGACTGCTAAAAATGAATCCAAGGCTGAAAGTAAGGAAGCACCGGAGAGTAAATCTTCTCCGAAGGCTACCAGCTCCGAATCTACACCCAAGGAAACACCTAAATCTGAATCTTCTAAAAAATCTGAATCAAAGGGAGAAAGCACTTCCGAACTCGGAACTTCTAAGGATGTTCAGGATATAAAGAATGCCCTCACTAGGATAGCTTCTATACTAGAAGGTACATTAACCGTTTCCCCCATAGAATCTCCATTTAGACCTGATTCTAGAAGGATCTAAAAATTTATCAAAAAATATTTTTTTTCCTCGATTCTATTTCTTATGTTTGTAGAAATTATAAACTAATGGAGTTATCTACCCTATTGAATTATTCGGGCCGAGAAATTGTTTCCTCTGATTTTGATTTTTTAAATCCTGATTTTTTAAACATCAATAACTGGTGCGTCAAAAAAACTGGAAGCTCGTTTGACATATCGTGGGATCACTCCGATATCATGAAGGAAAGTCCTTTGTATTGGGAAAATTCAAAGGCAATGAAAAACGACTTTATCTACTTACAGATGGCTAAAACCTGGGGAAAAAACTCGCATTGTAAAAGAATGCAGGTTGGATGCCTAATGGTAAAAGGCAAATCGATAATCTCCGACGGTTATAATGGTTCTCCAACGGGATTTCCCAATATCTGCGAGGATGAAAATATGGTGACACTTCCGTATGTTCTCCATGCTGAAGCAAATGCGATAACCAAACTAGCAAAAAGTACACAGAGCTCAGATGGCTCTACTTTATACGTTACATTATCTCCGTGTTTTGAATGCTCAAAACTGATCATACAATCCGGGATAAAAAGAGTAGTTTTTTCGGGTGTTTACAGAAAACCTGAATCCCTTCCTTTTCTGATAGAGGCTGGGATTGAATTATACAGAATTAACCAATTTGACCAAATTTAACAAATGCAAAAAGAGACCAACATCCAAAAACTAGCAGAAGACTTTATTCTAACAAAAACAGACAAATCATTCGGAGACTTATTTAATCGTTTAAAACCTGGTGTATCCAACCATTGTTTTCTGATTCTGAAAGATCCTGAACTAGCGGAAGACGCATTTCTTAACACCATGTCTAAGATATGGCTTAAGATAGATCAGTACGATATGGAAAGGGGTAACTTTTCCACATGGTGCTATAACATAGCCAGAAACGAATCCCTGCTTTTAATGAAGTCTAGAAAAAGACTGATCAATCACGAGGATCTTGATTTAGAGTATCTTTCGTCCAAAAATACCATAGGTGATCTGGGAGGGTTTTATACCATTGAAGACGATCCGGCTTACGGATTTTTTAGTGAAGAAAATACAATTGACTCTGTATACGAATCGGTGCTAGACGAGATTAGATCATTACCTGAAACTTACCGTGATATCATGATAGATCGGGAAATCAATGGTATGAAGTACAAGGATATTGCCGAAAAGTACGGAATTAAGAAAAGATCAATCGCAACAAGGATTAGAAGAGCTAGAGGGAGAATCAGAAAAAAGATGGACGGGAAACATTAACAGGAAATCCAGATATAAAAAATAAAGAATAATATGTGGTTAGCTATATTAAAATTTTTCAAGGTTTGGAAGGATATTAAAATATATCGGGATTACCTTAAAATAGTGGAAAACGAATCTAAGAATTCTCCACTATGGGCTAGAAAAAATCTAAGAGCAGATTGGTTCGGTAGGATTTATACTGTCGTAAATCTCCCGCCTGAAGTTATATTTTCTGCAGATCTCCCTAAGGAGTCTAGACCTTCGTTTGTGATGAATGAGCTGAAATCAACGAATGAATATTTGAAGTCTCTTAATTTGGAAGAGATAATAACTCTCGGTATAGAGCCGGTAAAGGGAACGAACGATGAATCATATCTTGTGGTTTACCAATACGTGTTCAGAGAATTAAGCTGGATATGGATATTCAGATTCATCTTAGAAATCGGATTGATCATATTCGCTATAGCTAATAGAAGTTACCTAATTAATTTGTTTTAATGGATCCTAGACTGATAAGTGCTAAGAAAGAGATAGAGAAGAAGCTCGAGGTATTCAATGACAGAAATTTCACCTTTGATGAACCCTCTCACGTATACAGATACAGTTCATCCAAGTTTGATTCAGTAACAACTTTCCTTAAGACCTTCAAAGTTCCATTTGATCGTGAATATTGGTCTAAGAGAAAGGCCGAAGAAAGAGGGGTGGACGTTTCAGTTGTTCTGAATGAATGGCAGGGAAAGGCCGATGTAGCTAATAGTTTAGGTACTAGAGTACATAAATGGATAGAAGATTTTTGGAGCGGAAATGCTCCAGAAGTTCCTGAAGACGAAGTGCTAAGAGAAAGAGTTGATAAATTCATGGAGATCTACGATAAAAGACTAAGCGTATTGCTTCCCCTTAAATCTGAGCTAAAAATATTCTCAAGGAAATGGAGATTAGCAGGAACGATAGATCAGCCATTCCTTTTTTGGGCAGATGATTTAGACATGCCATTTCTTATAATAGGTGACTGGAAGACTAATGGGGATTTTAAACATGACGATCATCCTAAGGGAAGATATAAAAAATTGCTCAGACCATTCTCTCATCTTTATGAGAATAGCCACAACGAGTATTCTATACAGATTTCTCTATACAGATTAATTTTAGAAGAGGAAGCTAATATACAAACTCACGACGGATTTTTATGTCATCTAGGTCCGGAGGGACCTGCTAAGCTGTATAGAACAAAAGATTTAAGAGAACCCCTAAGAGCATATCTGAATGACAATAGGGTAGATTTTGATATTTTTTCTATAGATTAGAAACATTTTAAGAACCCGTAACTAAAAA